TTGGATACCCGTATCTCCTTGAACAGTAGAATCTGCACCTGTGTCACCCTTGTCTCCTGCGGTTCCTGTATCGCCCTGTGTTCCCGTGTCACCCTGTACCGTGGAATCTGCACCAGTATCCCCTTTATCACCCGCTGTGCCTGTATCCCCTTGTATACCCGTATCACCTTGGTCACCAGTAACACCTGTATCTCCTTTGTCTCCTGTAATCCCTGTATCACCTTGTGTGCCTGTATCACCCTGGACGGTTGAATCTGCGCCGGTGTCACCTTGTATTCCAGTGTCTCCCTGAGTACCTGCTGTGCCTGTATCGCCTTGGGTTCCGGCCACACCAGTATCACCTTGGGTACCGGTATCTCCTTGAACAGTAGAATCTGCACCGGTATCACCTTTATCTCCTGTTACGCCAGTGTCCCCATCAACACCCTGTATGCCTGTATCTCCTTGGTCGCCTGTTACACCTGTATCGCCCTGTGTTCCTGTATCTCCTTGTACTGTGGAGTCGGCCCCAGCGTCACCCTTGTCTCCTGTCACACCCGTATCTCCTTGTACTGTTGAATCAGCACCTGTATCACCTTTATCACCAGCAGTTCCCGTGTCACCCTGAGATCCGGCTGTACCTGTATCTCCCTGACTACCAGCAGTTCCAGTGTCACCTTGCACGCCCGTATCACCTTGTACGGTAGAGTCAGCACCTGTATCGCCTTTATCACCTGTAACTCCGGTGTCGCCTTGAGTACCTTGTGTTCCTGTATCTCCTTGGTCACCCGCAACTCCCGTGTCGCCTTGGACACCGGTGTCACCTTGAACGGTAGAGTCAGCTCCTGTATCACCTGTTATACCAGTGTCTCCTTGAACTGTGGAATCTGCCCCTGTATCGCCAGTTATACCAGTATCTCCTTGATCGCCTGTAACTCCGGTGTCTCCCTGTACGGTACTATCCGCACCCGTATCACCCTGTATACCTGTATCTCCCTGTACGGTGCTATCTGCACCCGTGTCACCGGTTACACCTGTATCACCTTGATCACCAGTTACCCCCGTATCTCCTGCCACGGTAGAATCTGCTCCAGTATCACCTTGAGCTCCGGCAGTGCCTGTATCGCCTTGTATTCCAGTGTCTCCCTGGTCTCCGGCAGTTCCTGTATCACCTTGGCTACCTGCTACACCGGTATCTCCTTGATCCCCGGCAGTACCTGTATCTCCTTGGTCACCAGTTACACCAGAGTCACCCTGAGTACCCTGGCTGCCCGTATCTCCCTGTATTCCAGTATCCCCTTGAACACCTGTGTCCCCAGCAGTACCTGACCCAACGCCTGTATCTCCTTGTGTTCCTGTATCGCCTTGACTACCGGCAGAACCAGTATCTCCCGGCGTTTCGTCTATAAAGTCGAATTTTCCCGTTATAGGGTTTAATACTTGTTTCTTTGACATAATTAACTTCCCACTACTGAGTTTGGTTCAAGAGATCTGCTCATAACAACAGCGTTGCTACTACCGTCATATTCGTAATCTAAGACTAACTTGAACTGTCCGTCCCACTTTTCTACTTTGATAGGATTATTACTAACGTCATAGGTATATTCTTCTCTTAACCAGATCTTTTCCATTACTTGTTTTGAACCGGACGACATTGATGATTGACCCAAACCACTAATAAACTTCTTTCCATCAGATAACCTAACAACCATGAAGTTAGAGGGATTAGCACTTTTGATACTAGCTTTCTCCCCACTACCAGTCGGTAGGTTTTCTATAGCTACTTTCCCCCCTCTTTGTAACATAACCTTCTGTACTTCAGGGAAATCCACCTTTTGAGGCTCGCTAGGATTAACGACCTCTACCTTTTGTATCTCCTTAGGGGCAATAGTGTTGATTACCTCTACCTTTTGTATTTCTGGTTGGTTTAGTACCTCCACCTTCTGTTTGGCTGGGTAATTAGATACCTCAACACTGCCCGCTATCTTTTGGATAGAGGGAAACTTGATAGCTGATATAACCTCAGAAAAGGCTTTCTTAATATCACTAACACTTGGGAATTTAATTAGGTTCAATCCCAAGGGGTCATTGTTTAATTCTTCTTCTAGTTTTTCAAATTCTTGGTCCATTTAAGCTCCTCATAAATTAATTCTTATCTGTGTGCTCATACCAATCCAATTCTACAGTATGTATGTTGTCTTCGTCAGTTAAACTCTCTGCTATAAAGGCATACAGCGTGTTGGGTTTCAACATCCATTCCTGTGTAGCTCTGCCCATTCCTCCGATTGCCTTCTTTCCAGTACCAGCAGCTAAATGAATGTGTGCTAACTCAGTTCCTCCTGAAACCTGTGCTTGATTTGTCTCAGAGAAATACATGGCCTGACCAACCACGTCAGGAGTTACAGAAGTATCTATCACAGTGCTAGTCTTAGTAGAAGTCCTGTTCCTGTTATAAATATCTAGGGTAGTTCCTTCGTTGTCTGTAATTGTTGGAGCTTCTAAGATAAAAGCTTCGGCAGCCATTGTGGCACTGGCTTGCGTCGTTATATGCATACGTTTAGTGGTGTTAGGCGTTTTGAATGCTATTATTGATTGATCTCCCTTATCAGACACAGCTTGCTCATACCAACAGGTAAAAGAATCTCCGGTATGTATCTCAGCATGTTCGTATTCTATTGTCTTTGTTGCATGAGTAGAGGGGTCTAGTCTAATTGTGCGCTTCTCAGTATCGTTTATCAACCCTAGTGTTGTTTCCTGACCACCAGTACCTCCACCTCCACCACCTAAACCAAACTTCCAATTCTTAATAAGTACGTCCTGTGTCTTTGGAAACTCCACAGGCTTTTGCTTACTTAATATATTTAAAAGGGTATCTAATTTCTTTTCAATCTCAGGAGTTCTTACTTTACCTATAACCTCTTGTGTTTTAGGAAATACTACCTTCTTCTCAGTTACTTTAATGACTGGTGGTTTTGGTTGGTTTAACACCTCTACCTTTTGTACCTTAGGAAAAGCGACGTCTACCTTACCTTCTACTTTTTGGGTATCGGGGAACTCTACGTCTACCTTACCTTCTATTTTCAAAATCTTACTTAATAACGCGTTATTACTGGCATTAAGAGCTTTTACCACAAACTTCTTAAACCCCAGTTGCTCTAGGCGTAATTCTTTAACTAAACCCTTTATAAAAGGAGATAGTGCTTTTCTTATTTTACTTATTTCTTTTAAATCACTCATGATCCGTCCCATAAATTGTTAATATCTACTAAATCTACCTTAAAAGGCTCTAAGAAGCACCTGCAACCAATGTGTATAGGAGGAAATAAACTAGATACCCCTTCTCCTCCTGAGAAAGTGGAACCACTGTTTACTATCACCCCGTCTAGAGGCTGACATATAGGGCACACACGATCGTCCCTCACCGTTATCCACTTATAGGACAACGTTCTTGACCTTCGCATAATCTCAAATCCAACTAACCCTACTACCACTGCGGCCTCGTTCCTTACTATTAGCTTGCCCCTCTTGTTGGCAGACTCTGTGGCTTGCTCCCTTATTAGCTCTACAGACTCTTCTACGTCCAATAAGGCTGCTCTTGCGTCTTCTACCTTCCTTGATAGAAACTTGGCTGAAGTACGTTTAGTACCACCAAACACAGCTAACACACGTTCTCTTATAGAAGAGGTGTCTTTCAGGTCAAAGTCCTTATTTGATCCAAACCTGTCTAACATTGCCTGTCCGCCTAGATTAGCAGCCAGTATCATAAGCATGATAAACTCCTCAATCAAGCTCTCGTCAGGGTCTTCCATTTTCTCCTCTAACAAGTTAGCTATTTCTGGATTAGTAGCAGACTTACGTGTTAACTCATAGGCTCTGACTATAGTCTCACGATTAACGACGTCTACCATTTGCTTACCTAGAAAGGATTTAATGTCTTCTTCTAGTCTTGTAACTGCGGGCAATCTATCAAACGTATCTAGAGCAGAGTTAATCTTGAAAGTCTCAAGCGTTTTATTAACTATCTTATAAATGTTTTTGTAGTTCACTAGCTAAGTTCCTCAACTTCACAATACTTTCATACTCTCCATTTAAATACATATCAAAGACTAAGTTTATATCCTCCCGCTTCTTAGCCTCATGTAACTGTGTGTTTACGTCTTTTACTACGCCGTCATCAATAAAGTTGGCTACAAACCTTCTAAATGGTTTACCTTGCTTAAAGTCTTTAATAGCGCACTTCTTCCATTGGCGTAACTCTAATCTCTCCATATCAGTATCTTTATCTTCTTTGGGCTTATCCTCTTTATCGTCGTCCTCAGGCTCACTTATAGATTGATCGAATATCTTACCCTCTAATATGTCTTTTACTAACATAGGGCCCTTACTGGTCATAACATAATGATCTAGTCCCACAGGGTCCATACCCTCACGTGATCTAACCTCGTCAACACTTGTTATACCTGACTTTATTCTAAGTGTGTCTATCTGTGCTTCCTTTAATAGATCTACAGGGTCAACGTCTTTGAACTTGAACCTTAACTCAGGGTATTCTAGGTCTTTTCTAATGATATCTGTGAATAGCTCCTCTAAGAACATGGCAATAGGTCTTTTACCTCTCTCGTCTCCCTGCGCTTGTTGTACCTCCCCAGTTGCCTTGTTGATGTTATGTGTGAAGCCAATATCCTGTGGAGGTACACCAAATGCAGAGCAAGTCTGCTCAAGTAACCAGATCTCGAATCTTTCAAACGCCATATCAGTAGGTTTCTTAGTAGGTTCGTAGTTTATATCACCGGGAATCATTTTTATCTTCCTTTGGAATTTAGGATTGCCCGACATTATAGAATCAAAGTAGTCTTGGAACTCCTTGATCTTATCCACGCCCCATTCAACAGGCATGCCCATAAAACCTTCTGCCATGTTGGAATCTGTATAGAACCTAAAGTTATATAACGACCCTGCCAAAGCAGACTTAACTTGAATGACTAGGGATTCTAGTGGTGATAGGCCGAAAGGAGTGTTAGGTCTTGGGTTTCTAATTTCAAATATCAATTCGTCAGTTGTAAGAGAAGCTGTCTTAACTCCACGTATCCACTGCTCGTATGCTATATCTGGAGATCGTGGTGTTCTACCATTCTCGTCTAGTCTTAGCTTTAAGGTAGCAGCGTCAACTGTTAACAATCCTGTAAACTGTCCTCCTCTAGTTCTAGTCCTCTCCATAGCCACAGACCCCATAACTAGATAATCTTCTAGTATAAGGTTTATTAATCCCTTTAATGAGGAATCAGGACCGCTTGGAAAGTGGAAGAAGTTTTTTATATTATCGGCGGCAGCGTCTAAACCAGCACTAGCTTCTTTCCCGTCGTTAACAGGGACAATGTCCCAGTTTAGCTGTGTAACACCAGTTTTCAAATAATCAATACATGCCCTAGCAATAGGGTAATGTACTGAGAAGTCTCTTAGCACTCTATGACTGATAGTGCCTTCAGGTTTTTGTGTGGTATTGGGGCCATACTGAGCATTAAACCACATTGGGTTTATGTTATATGCTTTTAACTGTGTGTTTATATCCGGAGATTCTTTTGTAGTATCAGGCACTGTTGCCTTCGCTATGTCTTCAATTGCTTTCTTATTTGCCTCTTCTAAATTCGATTTAACCTTTTCTGTGATCGGAGATACGAAAAACCGATCTATCGTCTCTTGTAGTTTGCTCTTGGGCATTATTTATTTCCTTATAATAATCAATTAATCCAGTATTAGTCTTATCCGGGGCAAAGGCCAAGCAAAGTGCGTCTGCTTTATCAGGAGATTTTAAGCCCCTCTTCTTCAGATCCTCTTTGGACTCTATTTGGATTTGACCTCTACTGTTATATTTATACTTTATAGTAGACAGTTGTGCAACTAATGTCTCGTCGTCAGGTATAGAAATATCACCTGTTCTCAGTCTCTCACGTATACACCACCAATTCTCAGAGCGTTTATTACTGAATTTCTCTGAATCGTTAGCTTTTTCGGCGACATTTACACCTCGTATATCATACTTCAATTCTTGACACCTATCAACTACGCCACCACCAACCCCTATGTCGTCTACATTAAAGAATGAGACGTCGTTATCTCTAACGTGTACCACCAGTCTTCCCGCAGTCTGCATTGTATCTTCTTTGCCGTATTCCTCAACACTCAGTACTTTCTGTCCTTTCCTTATAATATAGGTAGTCTTATCACTACCAAACCTAGCAACGTCACAACCACCGATCTTATCACCTTCTTCACTAACCTTCCTATTAACACATTTCTCAACCCAAGCTAGATTGATCAGGGTATCGTCTGCTGCGTCTCCAAACTCTCCTCTAACACGGTTCTTATAGATAGTTGAGTCTTCGCCCCACTCCTGCTTCCTCTCTTCTATCCATGCTTTGGATACACGTCTACTGTTCTCACCGCTAACATGGAACTTCTTCCACCCTATTCTTTTGCCGGCGAATATATCAAAGAAATACCCCACCTTCTCAGGAGGAGGAGTGGATATCGCTAGTATTCTTACCTGTCCTACAGCGTTGGTACTAGCGCCCTCAACTGCCTCAAACGTCTTATCCGGTACTGATTTACATTCGTCTATTACATAAAGTATATTCTCTGCGTGGAATCCTTCCATTTTCTCGTGATCGTCAGAAGCCTCACCTGTGGCAAACCATTCCTCGTACCCTGTCTTCTTTAGTTGTAGCGTTAAACCTTCCCAACTCTCAGGATCTACTCCTATAAGATCTAGATTAGCCTTACGCCTCCACTTATGTATCTCAGGCCACAACATTTTGCTAACCTGTCTCCACGAAGAAGCTGTAGTTATTACCTTGCTTAACCTTCTTGTATCAAAGAACCAGTTAACTACCCACGCCGCTACAGCAGTCTTTCCCACACCGTGGCCAGACCTAAACGCTGTCTTGATATTATCTTTAACTGAATTGAGTACGTCCTTTTGATAGTCTTCTATTTCGTCTAGAGGTATGTCTAATACTTCATTAACGTAGAATATCGGATCATGGTAAGCTCTCTTCAAGTTCAGGAACTGTTGCTCCGTCATTGACAACCTCCCCTTCTATTAACTTTAGTGCCTCCTCATGTGTAATGGTGTGTTTAACCTCTCCTGTATGCTCTACCTGTCTCTTGATACCAAATTGTTTAAAATCAGTTCTCTCAAGTAACCATGCCTTAGACTGCCAAGACCTATCCTGTGATATCTGCTGTACTAAAGTAGCGTTTCTTCTTGCTCTTGCTTTTTTTATAGCCTCACAAAACGCACTCTTATCATTCTCTGACAACCAGTGATAGAAAGTCTTCTCTGTTATGCCTGATAATATAGCGGCGTCTTTGTTAGTTGAGCCTTCTTCTATGAATTTACATATAGACGTCGTTATTTCTGGTGAATATTTCATTCTTTTCCATGACAATGTTTATACTTTTTACCGCTACCACAGTAACAAGGCATGTTTCTCCTGAGCTTTATCTTGTTACCCGCAGAATCTACAGCAAACTCCTCACCTTTGTCGTCTTTTAATATAGCCGCTGGTGTAGGGTTTATGTGTCCGGACTTCCTCTGCTTCTCCAGTTCTTTATACGCTTTATCAAATAGATCCACCCAATTAACACAAACTCTATCCCAAGTGAGTGTCTGTGAGTACTTGTAGCCGTTATCCATGATCTTCTTAACCTTATCAGGGTTCTTGTACACCCAGTCTAGTTTAGCCACCCCGTCTTCTATATCTGATAATGGCCTTACAACAGCGTTATCAAAGGCTCCCATACATACCCAATCCCCTTTACCGTGCCCACTCTTTAGCGGTACTGCTCTTAGGTGGGTGTAGTTCTTTTCTAAATAATCTATACCGACGTCTTTCTCATAGATATCTTTCATACCTATAATCTCAGGTATCGCAGTGTTAGCAGCAGTTACAAGAGGTACCTTAGTAGCCATAGCCTCTGTGTTTATAAATCCCCAGCCCTCGCCTAAAGAGGTTGTGAGCATGCAGTCAGCGGCGTTATACAGTTTGTTTATTACCGCAAGAGGGAATCCATACATTTCTTCAAACTTAGCGTCAGGACACGCGAAGTTCTCTCCAGGCTTTATACCAAACTGACTAGCTATCTCAAATAAGTCCCCACCAGTATCGTTCTGTCTCCCATGTATATACAGGAAAGCGTTAGGATTTATCTTCCTATACTCTGCGAATACTCTAATGGTCCTTGCTACGTCCTTACGTGGTTGGTTCCTAGATATGTTAACTATAAGGAACGTGTCTTCGTTTATGTTATCTCCGAAAAACTCTTTTCTAAACTTTTGGCGTTCTTTCTCAGGTATAGGGAAGAAATCCTTAGTGTTAACACCGTGGGGTATTGTACTAAGTCTGCTCTTTAGTTTTATAATGTTGTCGTCATATTTAAGCATTTCACCAGCCCCGAACCTTGTATAAGCTACTGGGTGGTCAGCCATAGATATCGCTTCTCTAACCCAAGAGGGTCTCAAGCTACCGTCTACAGGGAAGTATCCTATCCAACTGAATAGATTATCTAAACTAACATTCTCATTCTCTAGTATTGCCTGTTGTAACGCCTTCATATTCTTTCCAAAGTTAAAACCAGCCGCAGTAGGATCGTCGCCAGCAAGAATGAAATGATCTTGTAATGTAAATAAGAAATCAAACGGAGGCTTGACCCTCTTATCAGACCCCTTTAATACTTGTAATGTCTTACCTCTCCCGTACATGTCATTATAGCCGGGCGGCATTGCAGGGTAAATCTTATAAGGAAACTTCTCTTGATCATACCAATCTCCATTGTGGTTTATACCCATAACTGTTATATCGTATTTACCTGTGTTGTGTAGTTGTTTTAGGACATTCTTAGCTACCTGAGCAAAACCTGTTGCTACGGTAGGGGAGTCCATTAGAGCTAATATTTTACGCTTTTTCATTTAATACCTTTCATTGCGGGGTCTCCATAGTATATCTTACCTTTTGGAGGAATACCCTCAGGATTATATTTTAAGTAATCCTTCTGGAAATGTTGACGTTGTTCGTCGGTCATTTCGTCCCAATTTTCTACAAAATCTTTAAACTTAGTGCTTCTGCCCCCGGTCACTACACCGAAGCTAGAGTATATCTCTACTCCTGCTCTTTCTTTTAGCAGATCAATAGGTGCTCCAAACATCCAGTCCCAGATAGCTTTCTTCAGGTCTTTATCTAAATTAGCCAACTGCTTATCTCCCCAATAGTTACAGGGCATTTTCAAAGTATCTTCAAAATCCTGTGGGAAGTGACACCCACAAGTACTGCACCCGGTTTTAATCTTTATTTCCTCCTATAAACTTGCCAGACAGATCCCTGTTGTATATACGGCCGTCAGATTTCATATGACACCTCCGACACATGTACATCCAATTTATTAACTCCCTGTTGTATATCACAGCCCGTCTTCATATTTCTCGCAACCTTTCCAAAATTTGTGGTTCTTTGTTGAATCGTTATAAGGATACAAGTTACCTTTACCGTCCATACATTCAGGCGGTGTGGTTCCCCATTTGTTCATGAATACTCCAACAGTTCTATGTGATCCCAAGTCTAGTCCGGGGTTTAGCCTGACTGTCATGGATCCGTAGTGGTAATAAGGAGCTCTCACTATTCTCTTTGCATGCTTACCAGCTCTAATAATTCTTAAATGATAGTCATTATCCTCATAAAACGCCGGGTAAAAGTTCTCGTCAAAGTATCCCACGTCCTTGATAGTCTGTGGTGTGATCATTGGACACGAGAAATCAGGACCCTCTTCCCTCCAATTAGTTATAGGACGCATGTCATGTTTCTCGTCCTCAGGATTAACGACGTGTCTTTTAAACTCATCAATCCTACCCTGAAACAAGGGAGCTAAGTTATTTCCTGTAACCATAGCATACCCTGTCTTATCTAGGGAGTCTGTGAGGTTATCTATTGTTGATTTGTGGAATAAGACGTCGTTATTTGGAAAGAATATGTATTCACACTCCGGATCTCTTAAAGATTCTTGTATTGAAAAGTTCCATGCCTCAGATAAAGAGACACGGGGAGAGAATCTGTGACACTCTATTCCCTCGTCACGGCACCTGTCCTGTGTTCCGTCACTTGATTCCTGGTCAATGATTCTTAGTTTATATTTATGTTTAGTCTTTATGGAATCAATAGCGGCCTTAGTGTATTCCCAACCGTTTATGACTACCATAGTTATATGTAATTTAGGCATTATTTAACAAACTCCAAACTTAATATCCACCAGTCCTGGGCTATGTCAGCACCCTCAAAGATACGATCGCTTCCTATATATTCCATAGTCCTCCAGTTAAACTCAACCTTGTTTCCGTCCCAGCCACACATTCTATCAGTCAGTTCCTGCTTATCGTAAGACCACTTATGTAGGTCTGTGATATGTCCCTGCCATGCTCCATGACTGTTTACATTATACGTGAAGGTATCCACCACACCCTCAACCCACGCCTTGGCAAGTTTTCTCATTTCAGGTACAAACACCGCTAACCTTCCACCGGGCTTTAAAACACGTCTCCACTCTCTTATATAAGCACTCAGCTCATGGATAGCGATATGCTCCACCAAGTGGTGTGCGACTATAATGTCTACGGACTCGTCTTCAAAGGGAAGCTCCTTAGCGTCCGCAAGAACGTCAACAGGATATCCCTGTTCTCTTATATCTACATTAACCCAAGGTTTTTTAAATGGTCTTTGACCACTAGCCAGATTTACTTTCATATGTGCATGACTCCTAAACCATGATGATCTCTAGTAACGTCCTCATAAACCAATCCTTTTTCTTTAGCAAACTCTTTTACAGCGTCCGTCATGTGATTATACCTTCCAAACATCCATGTATCATGGAATAGCCAAACAGTATCCACAGTTGCTATTTCCCACCAGTTCTCAAGCTCTACCTTCAGATGATCGTAAGTATGCGTGGTGTCAACAAATATTAAATCAGGGGATTCTCCTCTAAACAATAGGTTCCTGACGTCGTTAACGGTCTCTTTATCCTTAGTGTCTCCTATAACTAAATGCCAAAAATCAACCTTAGGTTTAACCTTCATATAATCTCTTCTATCCACAGAAATTAAAAGCTTGCCTTCACCAGAACCCATGCCATTAAGCAAGGCAATGGTGGAACCCCTGCCTGTAGCGGGGCCCAACTCAACAACTATCTTTGCCTTCCTAGCAAACTCCTCTATTTTAGGCATTAGTTTTTCTATGTCGGTAGTGTGTTTCATTAT